CCTGTTTTCGCTGGTATAGTCGTCAGGTTGGTTCTTGCAGCCAGCGGAAAATGCGCCCGTAGCTCAGCGGATAGAGCAATTGACTACGGATCAATAGGTCGGGGGTTCAAATCCCTCCGGGCGCACATCGGCCCCGTCTTCGGACGGGGCCTTTTTCGTTCCATAAGCGATCCATAGAAGCGACACCCGTGTCAGCTCTGCCCATCGGATCAGCTTCTCAGCCGGGATGTCGTTGCGACCCGTCTCCCAACTGCTGATCGTCTGCCGCGACACGTGCAGCTCGGAGGCAAGGTCAAGTTGCTCGACCCCTGCGAATAGGCGGGCAGAGCGCAGGCGACCCGCGAGGGTGGTGGTGCGTGAGGCGTCGGTAATCGTCATGGCACCACGCTAACGAACGCGACGTAAGAAATACACGACACGCCGCCCCCAATACGGGGGAAATATCCACGCGCGTACATCTTTGCTCTCATGTATGAAATATCAGTGGTGACGCCACAGTGAGTTGGCAGGCTGCCGAGTGGATGGACAAGCTCCCCTACGACGCGATGAAACCCCTGGCCGCGCGCGTGCTGCTCAAGTTAGCAAACGTCGCGGCGCAGGACGGCACGCGCGCCTGGCGCAACGTCTGGGAGGTCGCTAACGAACTCGGCGTCGACCGGCGCAGCGTGCAGCGTGCCCTCCGAGAGCTGCAAGCGGACGACCTCATTCGCCCCGGCGAACAGCTCGCCGTAGCCCACATCAACCCGTCCCGCAGGCCCGTCGTCTACGACCTGAACTTCGGGTGGCACCGCATGTACTCGCTTCCCGAGATTCCTCTAGAAGACATAGAAAATGCTGATGAGGATGGGGCGACACAGTTGTCCACAGGTGAGGATGACTTACCCACAGGGGCGACATATGGGGCGACACCGTCAGTTCCACTAGGAACTAATGGAACTTCTATAACTCAACTTAAAGAAACACCTTACGTACCTGACCACGCGCACACGCGAAACACTGACGCCCTCCCGGGCGGCTCACAATCAGCCGCTAGCGCGTCGGTAGGCCTGTGTGGTCACGCGCTGATCACCGATCGGCACTGCGTCTACGGATGCCCGACTGCGGAGGTACGCGCATGAAGTTCCACGTCTTCAAGACCATCACCGGCTACTGGAGGTTCACGAACCTCCGCAACATCGGCGGCGACTGCGACACATGGGCGCAGGCCTATGACGAGGCCTACGCCGTCGCCATGGCTCAGCGGGCGGAGGTGTGCTCGTGACCCCCGACAACCTGCCTTGGTACGTGGCGCTGCCCGTGTCGCTCGTCCTCTGCACAGCTCTCGTGATCGACGTGCTGGCTGACATGCGCAGGGACAGGAACCGACGTGGCTGACTCGACCGTGCGCCGAAACGAAGTGATCCTCACCGACGCTCAGGTGGTGTCGATCGCTCGGGTAGCAGCATCGCTCCGCACAGTCGGGTTCGCTTCGAAGGCCGACATCCGCGAGTACGACGCGCTGCTCGACCTGATCACCGCCCGCGCCGATGACCTCATGCACGAGGCCCGCGCTGGTCGCCGTCACCTGCGAGCTGTCGAATGAGCCGCCACCACCGCAATCAGAAGTGGACGACGGCCAGCCCGAAGCTCCGCAAGCTGCACGAGGCGATGCTGCCGCAGCCGTGCGTCGAGTGCGGCCAGCCGGTGTTCCGCACCGACAAGTGGCAGGTCGGCCACCGCCGCGACGCCATGGACGGCGGCGCGCCCACCTTCCTCAACACCGGGCCTGTCCACTCGAAGAGCGCGACGTGGCCCCGCAACTGCAACCAGATCAGCGGTGGCAAACGTGGCGCATCCGTGACCAACGCCGCCCGCCGTGCCGACACGAGAGAGCCGGACATCCGACCATGGTGAACGACAAGGGCATGCACTCCCCATCAGGCCGTCACACGATCCTGGACCGGGAGGCAGCGGGCACCCTCATGGGCCTAGACGAAGACCTGGCAGCGGGCCGCTGGTCACTGACTATGCAGCCCGCGGAGAAGGTGAGCTACGCCATCGGCATGCTGCTCGGCGTCATGTCGCACCGCACCGGGTGGACCGTGAACGAAGCCAAGGCGCAGATCGATGAAGAGCTGATCGCGTACGTCGAGCTGCTGCTCGCGAAGTTCGAGCAGGTAGTGCTCGAAAGGATGATGAAGTGAGCGCGATCGAGGCCGTTTCACCCGCATTTTTTGAGGATCGACCCGTACCTCCGCCAGTAGGCAGCACGGAATTCTCTCTCCATCTGTGGGAAATGGTGAAAGCCCGCGCGATTCTCCCGCAGTTCGACGGCGGGTTCTCGGATGACCCCGAATTGCGTCGAGAGTTCCTAGTGGGTGCTCGGCGCATGGGCCTCGAACTGGTCGATCTTGACGACAGCGAGACGATCGCGGCCATGGCGAAGATGTCGCCGCCGCGGAAGCCGTTGCAGCCGCAGCAGCTCGTGATCGCGGACGCCCTCAACGCGATCCACGACACCTACGTGGTCGAGATTGTCCGGCGCGCCGCGAAGACCACGACGATCCTGTGCTGGGTGCTCGGGCGGTGCGAGTGTCGCCCCGGCTACCAGGTCACGTTCTCGGCCCAGTCCGGCGTCAAGGGGTCCGCTCGCCTCCGCGAATGGGCGCGCCAGCTCGACGTGATCAGCCCGCCCGACGACGGCGACCTGCCGCCGTGGCTCCGAGGCCAGCAGCGCACGACGAAGGCGCAGTCTCGGCAGCTCGCGCTGTTCGGCATGGAGGTTACGCCGTCGCTCGCGCCGCATCGTCGCGGGTTCCGCATCATGCTCGGGGAAGTTGGCAAGGGCATCTACTGGGAGAACGGCTCGTCGCTGCTCGTGCTCAAGCCCGATGCATCCGCCTACCGTGGTGAAGCCGCTGACGTGTCGTGGATCGATGAGGCGCAGGAGATTGACCCGCTCGAAGGTGCCGACCTTATGGCCGGTATCAAGCCGCTCCAAGACACCAAGCCCGGCGCGGCGATCGTGCTCTCTGGCACGGCGGGCGAGGCTCGCATCGGCGTCTTCTGGGAGCATGTCGAGCGGCTCCGCAGGGGCGACGCTCGCATGGGCGGGCTGGACTATTGCGCGCCCGAAGACACCGAGTTCGAGCTGATCGACAACAGCAACCCCGACAACGAAGAGCACGCCATGGAGCTGCTTCTGCTCGTGCACCCGGGCGTCGGAACGCTGACCACGATGGAGAAGCAGCGGGCGAACTGGCAAGACCTCCCGACCCCGCAGTGGGCACGAGAGTACCTGTCGCTGTGGCCCGAGACGTTCGGAGTCCGCGTCATCCCGTCCGAGCTGTGGGACGCAGCGGGCCTCGATAAGAAGCTCGCCATGCCCACCCGCGTCGCGTTCGGCCTCGCGATCCACCCGGGAGGCTCTGTCGCCGCGATCGTCGCCGCCTGGCGCAACTCACGCGGCGTCGCGTACGTCGAGGTGGTCGAGCACCGCAGTGGCACCGACTGGGTGCCTAAGCGCGGCCAGGAGCTGTGCCAGCGCTACCGCGGCTCCACGATCGCCTACGACGACATCGGAGAGGGCGCTGCGTCCGCGGTCGAGATGGCGAGGCTCCGCCCGAAGCCGCGCCTGCGCGTGGTCACCTACCGGCAGCAGGCAGCCGCGTGCGTGCAGATCCTCCGCGACATCGAGCGCGGCAAGCTCAAGCACTTCAAGCAGGTGGGCCTCAACGAGGCCGCAGCTCGCGCCGCCAAGCGCCAGGTGAAGGGCGACAACGGCCTGTGGCTCTGGGGCATCACCGCCTCCGGTGGCGACATCACCACGCTCAACGCGGCGACCACGGCGCTCCGCAACTGGGACCAGAACTACGCCGGTAAGACCACCACCAACGCACCGATCATGGGGAACTGACAATGGCAACCAAGCTCGACATCTCGACCAACTCCGTCGTCATCCTCTGCACCGATTGCCCCTGGTGGCGCGGGTTCCGGTTCGACGTTGACAGCGCCCACGACTGCGCCTGCGCCCACCAATCGGCGGTGCACCCCGGCGAGACGCAGGCGAGCATGGCACGCGCCAACCTGCACGCATCCCGGGCGCGACGCGCCGCACGAAAATAGAATGTTTATAGCCACGGTCGAGGGTTCTCGTTATGGGAATCCTCGACCGGCTCGGAGTCGGCAAGCGCATGAGCGCGCTGCTCTCTGGGCGCTCCGGTATCGCTTCACCGTGGTCTGACGGCGGCGACCTGAGTCAGGTCGTGATCAGCGACCTGTTCGGCTCCGAGCTGACGGCAGCATGGCCGATGTCGCGAGAGCGGGCCATGTCCATCCCCGCCGTCTCCAAAGCCCGCAACCTACTCGTGGCCCAGATCGCCCCGAAGCCGCTTCGCTGTCTCGACGCAAAAGGCCTGACCAAAGACCAGCCGACGTGGATGTACCGCACGGACACCAACGTCACCCCGTACGAGCGGATGGCCTGGACCGTCGATGACCTGATCTTCTACGGCTACTCGCTCTGGCAGATCACACGCGGCGCGAAGCCGGAGAACGCCGCGTACGCGCCCATACTCTCCGCGGCATACGTCCCGCACAACGACTGGCGATTCGATGACGGCGCGATCCTCATCAACGATCGACCGGTCGATGAACTCGACGTGATCCTGATCAACTCCCCATTCGAGGGCCTGCTCGAAATCGGACGGCGCACGCTCCGCGGCGCAATCGACCAGGAGGACGCCTGGGTGGGTCGCGCTCGTAATCCGATCCCCATGGTCGAGCTGCACGTTACCGACGACGGCGAAGTGACCGAGAAGGAGCTGAAGGCGTACGTCGCCGCGTGGAGCGCCGCTCGTCGCAGCCCCGACGGCGCGATCGGCGCGACGCCCCAGGGAATCGAGATCAAGACCCACGGCGAGCTGAAGGCGGACCTGATGGTTGAGGGGCGCAACGCCGTCCGCACCGATGTCGGCTCGTTCCTCAACGTCCGCGCCTCGATGCTCGACGGAACGATCGGCGTGGACTCGCTGACCTACACCACCTCCGCGGGCGAGAAGAACTCGTTCTTCGACTTCGACCTGCCGTTCTGGACAGACCCGATCACCGCGCGCCTGTCGATGGACGACGTGGTGCCGAGAGGCTCGCGCATCCGATTCGACATGTACGAGGAATACAACATCCCGGCACCGACCGGCCAACCAGTAGAGGACTGACCATGCCCAACAGTGAATCCATCAACGCCCCGCAGACGCGCGAAGAGCAGGCGCAGGCCGCCGCCGACACCGGAGCAGAGAACGCGCAGGCGACCCGCGCCGCCGCCCTCATCGCCGCCGCATCGTTCCACGCCAGCGAGAACGTCTCCGCCTCGCGGGTGATCGCCACGGCCCTCGCCTTCGAGCCGTACATCGATGGCACGTACGCCGTCGAGGAGGTGCAGGCGTGACTGACGTTCTGATCGAGGCGGGCACCCTCGAAGCCAACGCCGAAGAGCGCGTCGTCTCCGGCCTGCTCGTGCCGTATGGCGAGGTAGGTAACACCAACCTCGGCAAGTTCGCCATTCCGAAGGGCACCGCTCGGCTGCCCCGCGACGTGTCGGTGATCGGCGCGAACATCGGCCACGACCGGGAGGCACCCGTAGGCCGGGCGCTCTCGGTGAAGGACTCCGACGCTGGTCTGTTCGCCTCGTTCAAGGTGGCCGACACCGACGAGGGCGACCAGCTCCTGGCGGACATCGCCTCGGGCAAGCGGTCGAAGCTCTCGGTCGAGATGAAGAACATCATCCTCCGCGCCGGGAAGCTCGTCAGCGGCCAGGTGTTCGGAGCGGCGTTCGTGGAAAAGGGCGCGTTCCCGTCCGCCGCTCTGCTCGCCGCAGATGTGGGCGAGGACCCCGCAGCGCCCGAGTCGACCGGGCCGACGACCACGACCGAGAAGACCTCCGGTGAGTTCACCGATGAGAACGGCGTCGTGCACAAGACCACCGTGACCAAGGTCACGACCGTGGACGGCGACACAACCACGATCAAGGAAACCACCGTGATCGACGAACCGGGCGAACCGGAGACAGAAAAGGAGCCCACCGTGGGCGCAGCAACCGCACCGAACACCCTGAACGCCGGAGCCGTGGCCACCCCGCGCGCGCTCACCATCCACGAGCTGGGCGCTCTCTACGCCGCCCACAAGATGGGCCGCATCAGCGAGCAGGAGTTCGCTGAAGTCCTCCACGAGCGCAAGGAGAACGCGAACACCCTGTTCGCCGCCCTGTCCGACGCGAAGTTCGACGGAGCCGGTGGACTTCAGCCGGTCATGTCCCCGACCCCGCAGTGGCTCGGTGAACTGTGGACCGCCACGAAGTACCGCCAGCAGGTGCTGCCGCTGTTCGACCACGGCGACCTGACGGCGCTGACCTTCAACGGGTTCAAGTGGGGCACCAAGCCCGCAGGTGGAGACTGGGCCGGTAACAAGGCCGCCATCCTCAGCAACACCCTCACCGTGTCGGCCACGACCGGGACCGCATCCCGATACGCCGTCGGCCACGACATCGCCCGCGAGTTCGTGGACTTCCCGGTGGAGGGATTCTTCGAGTCCTACGCCGCCGCCGTGACCGAGGACTACCAGCGGTGGGCAGACAACAAGGTGGCCGCAGCGGTCGTCGGTGCTGCAACCGTCCTGGTGGGCGACGCGCTCACCACGCTCCCCGGCGTCGCTGGCGGCACGATCGGCTCCGCTGCCTCCGCGATCATCGACGGTGCCACGGCGATCATCAACACCGGCTCCGGCCTGCCGGACTTCGCGCTGCTCGCCCCGGCCCTGTGGAAGCAGATGGCCAAGATGCCGAAGTCCAACGTGATCGGGTACCTGAACGCCGCGCTCGGCCTCGAAGACGGCGAGCTGGGTAGCTTCACCATCCGCCCCTCCGCCGCCGTCGCAGCCGGGAAGGTGCTCGTCGGCTGCAAGTCCGCCGCGACCGTTCTCGAACTGCCCGGTGCACCGATCCGCATCGACGCGCTCGACCTCGCCCGCGGTGGCGTGGACAAGGCCGCGTTCGGCTACGCGGGAATCAACATCAACGACGCGCTCGGGCTTCAGCTCGTCACCGCGGCGACCGCGTAACCACCACCAACACCACCACCGAAGGGCAGGCGAGACCATGAGCTACTACGTAGGCGACGTGCCAGCGGAAGACCTCGTGATCGAGCCTGCCCGCGGTGGTGAGCCGATCGACCTCGAACCATTCACCTCCGTAACCGTCACGCTCCGCGACGACACTGGCGCACTCATCGAGGGTGCCGGTCTGCTCGCCACCTTGGATGAGGAAGCCGTCACGGTGGAGTGGCCGGGCGACAGCCCGTTCACCACCTCCGGCGTCTACTACCTCGGGCTGGTCCTCGAGAACGAAGCGCAGGGGTTCCGCGTCCGCGCGACCCCGACCGCGCTCGTGGTCGAAGACGAGAACGACGGATGGCTGAGCCTCGATGAGGCCCGCGAGCTGTGGCCTGACGCGCCAGTGCTCGACCTCGGCCTGTTCGAGCTGCTGTGGACCGCGAAGCAGCAGTGCCTCGCGTTCGCCCCGGCGCTCGATGAGGGCGAGCGCCCACCACGGAACTACAAGACAGGACAGCAGATGCAGGCCCGCAACATCTGGAACGCCAACAAGGTCGATCCGGCATCCGGTGGATTCGGGGAGGGCAGCTACGTGCTCCGCCCGTTCCCGCTCGACTGGATGGTGAAGCAGATGCTTCGCCCCGCCCAAGCCGTCCACGCGGTGGCCTGATGCCCGTCGTGCAGAACGTCCGCACCGCCGTAATCGCAGCGCTCACTCCGTTGCTGCCGGCCGATTGGAAGCTCGTCGCGTACGGCGCAAACCTCGACACGCTCAGCAGCCCCGTGGTGCGTCTTCAGATCAAGACGATCGAGCGCCATCCGGCAGCGCCGAACGGTGCCCGCCTGGTCACCTACACGCTGACGATCATCGAGCCGAAGACCGCACCCGGCGCAGCCGACGATGCCCTCGACACCAACCTGCTCAAGCTCATCGAAGCGATCGACGCCACCGACGGCCTCGGCTGGTCGAGCGCCGAGCGGGTCGCCGCCGAGACCGGCAACCCCGCGTTTGACATCAGCCTCACATTCACCGTTACCAACAACCCCGCAGAAGGAGTAGTCACGCCATGACCGTCATCGCGCCAGTAATCAACTCGATGGGTGCCGCCACCCTCAAGATCGGCACCGACAACTACGAGGCCGCCGTATCGAAAGCGGTCCTCACCCCATCCACCACCGTGTCCAAGTTCAAGGGCATCAACGGGGCCACCACCCGCTCCGCCACCCCGCCCGAATGGACGCTCAGCATGGACTTCCCGCAGGACTTCGCGACCGTCAAGAGCCTGTCTAACTACCTGCTCACCAACAGCGGAACCACTGTCAGTGCAGACCTGACACCCGTAGCCGGTGGCCCGGGCTACCGGGTGAGCGTCCTGCTCGTCCCCGGCGACATTGGCGGCACCGTGGACAACACCGCCACCGCCTCAGTGACGCTGGAAGTCAGCGGCCAGCCCGTCCTCATCGCCGCCCCGTAGGCCCGCCGATGGCTGCTCCGCTGCTCCGCATCAACGTCCGCTCATCTAAGGCGTTGCAAGCGACGATCCTCGCCCTCAAGGGCATGGACGCGGAGCTGGCGAAGCAAACCCGGCGAGCTATCAAGACCGTGTCTGACCAGGAGTGGCGCGAGGCCGTTCGCGGTCACGTCACCACCCGACTTGAAACCCGGGTGCTGTCCGACACCGCCCGCGTCGCGGTCACTAACCAGAACATCACCCTGAAGAGCGCGACCGTGGGCCGGTCGCTCTCAGGTGGTGCTAAGCCCTCCGAGCTGGTGAAGGCGGTGGAGTTCGGCGCACTCGACGGGACGACGACGCCGAGCTTCACCGCTACCAGTCGGAAGGGCAAGAAATACACCGTGCGAAACCGACGCAACCACAACCAGTTCCGCGGCCCGTCCCGCAGCGGCTACGCGGTCTACGCCGCCGCCGCCAAGGTCATCCCTCGCATGGCCAGCCTCTACGTGCAGACGACCGTCCGCACGCTCCACGAACAGTTCGAGAAAGGAGCTAACTCGTGACCGGCATCAATATCTCGATCGGCTCCGATGAGAAGGACTTCCTGCGCGGGGTGAAGAACAGCGCCGACGGCGTGGACGATCTAGCCGACGCGCTAAAGGACGTGGATAAGGCGGGCGACAAAGCGGGCGACGCGCTAGAGCAGGACTTCAAGGTCGCGCAGAAGGCGACAAAGAACTTCAACGATGCCGTGCGCGATGGCGAAGACGCACTCCGTAAAACGGCGTCCGCTTCGAAGACTGCCACCCGTGAAGTCGCTGATGACTTCGAGCTGAGCACCAACCAGCAGAAGACGCTCCGCCGCAAGGCGCTCAGCGAAATCAAGGATGAGGCGAAGGCGAACGCCGCGGAGACGTTCTCGTCGTTTGACGGCTCAGCAGCGTCGTTCGCGGACGGTATCCAGGGCACACTCGGTGGCCTCGTATCGTCGCTCGGACCGGTCGGCCTGGCGGTCGCCGGTGTTGCCGCTCTCGCGATCGGTACCGTCAACGGCCTGGTGCAGAAGGCGACCACCGACACCGAGGCGTACAAGTCCGAAGTAGGGGAGCTGGCAGGCTCCTACATCGAAGTCGGCCAGAAGGGTATCCCGGCCCTTGAGCGGTTGCAAAAGAAGCTCGAAGACCTCGCCAAAGGAACGGACAAGAGCGGCAAATCGCTGGCCGATATCAAGAAGGAAGCCGACGGTCTCGGCACCTCGTACCGGGGGCTGACCTCGGCATACGCGGGCAACGCGAAGCAGATCGATCTTCAGCTCAAGCTAGCCAAGCAGCTCGTCGCAGCGAACGACCAGCAGATCGCCGCATCGTCGCTCACCGGCGACGCGCTGAACGCCGAGCTGTCGAGCCGGGCACTTTGGGCGGCTCACACCGTGACGGACCTTGAGACGGTCAAGCAGAAGCAGAAGGATGCCGCGTCCGCCGCGCAGTATTACGCCGACAACGGCGGCAAGGCTTTAGACGCGCAGATCGCCAAGCAGAAGGAACACGCCGACCTTGTCAAAGGGTTCTCTGACTCGGTGCAGTCCAACCTCCACGACGCGGGCTCCGCATGGGAGGACTACAACAACGACGGCACGACAACGCTGGACGAATACAACGCGCACATCGAAGCGTCGATCACCGCGAACGCGAACTATCTCGCCAATATCAAGACCCTCAGCAAGCAGGTCTCGAAGGACGCGCTGGACTACGTGACCAGCCTCGGAGCTTCCGCCGCACCGATCCTCGACGCTTTCGTGAAAGCCCCGCTCGACCAGCAGCAGCGCACCGCCGCGAACTGGGACTCGCTCGGTAAAGCATCCGGTAAGAGCTACACCGACGCGCTCAAGTCCACCGTGCCGACCACCGTTCCCGGCCCGCAAATCAGTCTCGTTGGCCCCTCGACTAGCGACCTGCAAAACGCGCTCCGCAACGTGCCCAAGAACGTCCGCGTGCCTGTGATCGTGGATCTTGTCACCGCGGGCGGAAAGAAGATTCCGTACTGATGACGACCTCACTCGCCCGCGGCACGACCACCGTCACCCCGACGGCGGTGCTCGGTTACAGCTCCACCCGCCAGACAGGTAACTCGCTCCACGACGTGCTGGGCCGCGCCGATATGGACGTGACATTCGGCGCTGCTGGTCTGCGATCGCTCTCCCTCAAGTTCTTGTTCCCGACTCTCGCCCAAGCTCTCGCCGCAGAAGCGCTCCACGCCTCAGTCGGCAAGATCACTCTGACCGACACCGACCTCCCGCTGCTGGGCATGACGTACGTGTGCTCGGGCGCAATCGCGGTGGAACTGGACGATGACTCGCAGATGTGGTTCCTGACGGTCGATGTGCAGGAAGTGCTCTAGGTGGCCGTCCATTCGCTGCACACGAGCACGGCACTCGTGCATGCTCCAAGCCCCTATGCCGACTTCGCGCTCAACATCAACTCCGGCACGCTGACGCTGGACAGCTCCTACGAGCCGTACATCCGCGCAACGCTTGTGGTGTCGGTTCCGGATGCCGCGACGATGGAGCTGCTCACCCCGCTGACCGGTCGGCGGGTGCGGGTCACCGTTGAGGAGTCGTTCGGAACCGGCACGGAGTGGAACCCGGTGGCTCGACCGGCAACCTCCCGCGCGTTCGAGCTGCTGCTCGTCGGTCGAACGGTGAACCGTACTGGCGACGGCCTCACCCTCGACCTGACCAGCGACGAGACGCTGTTGCAGCTCTACCGGCACCCGGTGGCCACGACCGAGCGCACCTACGGCCTGTCAGTGAAAACGGCTGTCGCCTTCGCCCTGGCCAAGATCGGGGCGACCCTTGCCGCGGGCGCCGACGACGCGAACCTCACCTCTAAGCCGCTCGATCCGGTGCAGACCAACCTGATTCCCAACCCGTCGTTTGAGGCCGCCAGTATCGCCTACCTGATCGCCTCGGGGTGCGCCCTGTCGCGGGTGAACACCTGGTCGGCTGCTGGGTCGTGGGCCTTGCAGATCGTCGCCTCATCGTCCGACAGCTACGCCCAAGACAACAGCTCGGGCATGCAGTACGGCATGCAGGCCGGGCACAGCTACGTGCTCTCGGCCACCGGGAAGATCGTCGTGCCCGGGACCGGCGCGACGATCTCGGTGTCTCGGCAGCGTGGCCTTACGGTGTTCTGCTACAACGGCTCGACCTATACCGAGTTCTCATCCAGCCAGGTGCCCAACTATGCCGGGGCCGTGGCCCGGGTATCGCTCGAGTTCACTGTGCCCGCCGATACCACCGCCGTGTTCGTCCGGTATTACCTCGGCACCGCCTCCGGCACCATGCTGTGGGACGCTCTGCGCCTCTCGGAGAAGCTGCCAGCTCCCGCGGTGAACCCGAGTGACCAGACGATCATTTTCGACGGCTCTACGAACCCTGACAGCGGGCTATGGACGTCGGCATGGACGGGCACGGTTAACGCCTCGACCTCGACCCTGACCGCGAAGCCGAACACGGACGCGACGATCTGGCGACCCGGCACCAGCGCCTCCGATTGGCTAGA